ATCGACCGAACCATTAGGGAGTTTTGGCAACACCTCACGGAAGTCTCCGCACACAAACATCCGACTCAATGGAACCGTCGGTGCAACGGGAATCGAACCCGTGAGGGGTGGCATAGTCCGTCCATCCTTCGCGCCTGCTGCACCGTCGCCGGCAAGGTCGATCTTGAGAGTGTCAAGGAAACTTGTTAGTGACGTCCGAGATGGTGTCGCCCGTAACTGCATCTCGGCTAGCGCCGCGTCCTCTTTGCGCTTCACGACGAGTGCGATGGCGTCGGACATATTCTCACACCCGATGATTTCCTTATCCCCACGACGAATTAGTTTCGCCAACATGATTGCGTTGCCGACCACGGAGAGGCCGTAGCCTGGACCAAGAATCGTAGCGGTCTGTTTATACCCCCATTTCATGTCCACCTCCTTCTTCAAGTGGTGGATATCAGCGACCTGTAAAACTTCTTCGTGCCACTTCGTTCGAAGCGAATAAAGGTTCTCATCCAACTCCGCTTCCTTACGTTGATGTTCCGGTACCTCATCCTCCCACACAAACCCTGGTCTTTCTGGATTCAACGTCGAGCCGTGAAATACTTTGGTAAAGCCAAGCTCCGTAAGGGCGCGAATCCTCCGTCCGCCCGCTACAAGCTCCGTCTTTTCCATAGATCGAGCTAATACTATGCAATGGATTAGACCGACGCGTTTGATACTGTCTTTGAGGCCGCTGAGGTCGCCGTATTCTTTACGGTAACGTTCACCGATATAGATGTTAGAGATGGGTAGTTCAATCATGGCGACGAAATTCAAAGACCATTAGGTCGGATTGAAGGATTTTGTGTCCGATAAGGCTGACCGGCTTCCAGGGACCGGGAGTTGGTTTACGAACCTTTCGAGGATGTTCTTCAGCGAACGACATTGAGTGTCCACACGAGAAGTAATATCCGGGACAGTCGAATCCATCACCGTTTAGGTCGATATGCCGGACCTCGTCCCCCTTTTGTCTTAAATCACCTGCTTTTAGTTTTAACATAATTACGACAGCGGGTTTTCTACGGCCGTCCTGTCAGCGCCGGAATTGTTACGTGTTAAGTACCGGACCTACGACTTGCTTGTCCATCTCGCGGTACGCTGCTGCGAGAGCAACGTTGACACCACGCTTCTGTTCACCGATCTTGTTTAGCTTCATCCGTATTTCCACCTCTTGAGTGGAGAGTGAGGACAGATATTGTCGGTTGAAGGCGATGATGTCGGCGAGTTCCTGGATACGCTCTTTGCGGACCGGAATCGAAGTCTCCTTTTTCGACTTCGGAGTCTTCTTTGGTTTCGACTTCACGTCGTCACTTTCCTTATCCGTCGCACCTTGTTGGAGCGAACCCCACTACCTTCTGGGTATTCGCTGATGTAGACGTTGGCAACGACTCTGCGTCCCAACGATCCCTCGACTACGGCACGGTTGAATATGGGACGTGTAGCTTTTACCGTCCCAAATATCGCGTCCATCGCGGCAGCGATGTTGCGTTTGAACCCTTCTGGGTCCGTGCTTGTGTCGGTTGGTTGTAGTGCGATGTTGTTGACAAAGAAGGTTGCAGACGACATCTCTCTACCATCTGTAGCCGTAACTGGATCAACGGTTTTCAACGTCAGGTTCCAGTTGTGGCCTGTACGTGCTTTGTTTGGTTCAACCGCCGAGGCTGTGATCTGACACTCATAATCCCCATCACTGACGAGGGGCATAGTGGTGTCAACCCCTGCCATTGGGATTGAAACGTTTAATGGGTCTTCCATTAGTTTGTTTTTTCTATTGTTGGTTGTTGTGGTTGTTGGACAGGTACGACTGTCGGCGGTTCTGGGGAAATCGTTGCGACGAGTGCGTCTTGGGTGAGGACCGCAGGAAGGGTCGAGAACTCGGACGAACGCTTCAGGTGTTCTTGACGGACGTTGCCAAGCATTCTGACGTTCCAAGTGTGCTTATGGGTGAGTCCTTCCTCGTTCACCTCGCATCGCCAGACGTCCGAGAATAGAACTGGAAACTTCTCTCGAATGGAACCATCGACGGCGATCTGGTATTTGTAGATTCCGTCGGACTCATCCCGCTCCTTGTTCTCGTGGGCGATCATGATGAGTTTCTTACCTGACTGTCGGAGCTGTAGGATTATGGACTTCCATGTGATCACCAAATCTCCCCACTGTTTGAACCCTTCGAGGCGAACGTTAGCGTCACTAGTTGCGTTACAGATACGGGCCTTGATGATGTCCTCGATGAAGGTTGCTGAGTCTAGTATGATGACGTCGACATCCTTGGACTCTATTGCGGCTGAAATCTTGTTCATCATCCTTGGGTACCGCAGAGCAGGCGGGACGGGTTTTCCATCCTCGTCCGGAGTGGCCGTGTCGAAGCCGACGATATTGGATGACTTACATATTTTCTCAAGGTAGTCTTTTCCTGATTTGAAGTTCAGATCGGCTACGAATACATACGACTTCGGCCAGAGTCGCATGGCAAGAACCGTCTTGCCGACGCCGGCACCACCAGTAATAAGGATCGCGGTACCGAGATTAGAGTTGAATGATTTAAGTGGTTGCATTAGTGTTCGTGCATTGGGTTCCAAGTTACGTCACGATATAATTCCGACGCTAGGTCGTCCGCACGCTGGTGACGGGGCAGCGCACAGTTCTCATGGTAATCACAGGAGGGACACGGACTCTTAAACGACAACGCAACTTGTGGAAAGAAACCGTTGACAAGACATTGAATAAACGAGCTGACGTGAGCTTTGATATTGTCCTCGAACTCAGCGATCAGATCGGGATTGTAGAAGTACGTTCGACGATTGTATTCGGTTCCTTTACCAGTCTTGGTCGGCACCCTCACAATCACTGCGTTGAGGATAAGTCCAGCGACCGGAACTCCAAGGAGTTTCTGTAGCGCCCAACAATAGCCTCTGGTTTGTAGAGATAATCTAAAGTTCTCCTCGAACTCTTGTCCACCACGACTCGAAGTCTTGTCGTCCATGACGAAGTATTGTCCGTTCTGCACAAGCGCGGAGTCAACTCGGCCGGTGTAGATCACATGGATGTTTCTAACATAGACATCAATGTTCCCAATCTTTATCCGTCGATTCACCGCGACTGTCATTAACGGAACCTTAAATGGCCGTTCAATAAGCGGTGCTCCGTCAGAATAGACCAGTTGCTCACGCAACCCATCCCCTTTGTAACGGACTTCATACTGTGCCATTACCTTCTCCATCATTTCACTGTTACGATGATCCGATGTGGAGCAAGGATACGACACGAAATGTTCTGCAATCTTGTCTGCCTTGAACCGTGCGAATTCCTCCGTGAATCCGATGATGAGACGTTTTGCGTCGAGCGCGTGAAAGAGATGCCCGAACGTCATAGCCGATTGATCGCGACAGGATTCGCGTCCTTTGACGGAATAGTTCTCCGCCTTACGGGGGCAGATCATGAAGTTAGATAATGAACTATAGTCCAACTCCATCACGTAGTCATCGGGATGGTCGGGGGACCGAGTCATCAACTCGCGCTTCGGCCAGTTGTTCCTCGCGGGGCCAACCGACGATACTGGTATAGAAACACTTAATGGGTCAAGCATGTTGTTTGCCTTTGCGGTAACCGCGTTTTGGACGTTTGGGTTTGGTTGATATACTCCGGTTCACCCAGTCTACAGGAGTGATACCCGACTTCAATAGTCGCGCATTACACGCGGCACGGAATAGGTCGGAGTTTATGTGTAGGACCTCTGGGAGTTCGGTCGATTCGAGTAATGGGAAACCGTTATGTTTTTTCACTTCCTTGTGAACGCAAAGTCCCTTCCTGTCTTACCACCGCTCTTGCGCTTCTGACTTAGTGCGGCTGCAACCGCCTGCTTATCCGCGGTTGCTTTACCGAACTTCTTTCTCGTCTTCTCATACGTTTTCCCTTTATGAAACTCCGATATGTTCGACGACACAACTTCTTTACTAGTACCCTTTCGGAGTGGCATGTTTACCTCCTCTACTCTCGGGGCTGTGTCTCTCTTGACGTCCCTTTTGATACTCATGTTCTCCGCTTCCAGGTTTGTGTACTCCGTGGACGGTATGATACATGCCAGGACCTTTCTTCTCTGCGTCGTGACGCATCAATTCCGCACCCTCTGGCCCGTGGGCCACTTGGTAGTGTCGTTTTAGTTCTTCTTTTCTACTCATTTTTTACTCCTTCTGTTCTAACTGCGCTAACAGTTCTAATGCTCTGTCTAAATTACTCTGCTTTCTTGGTTTTGGTGCGCCGTCCCCCTTTAGTGCGGCCTTTCGACTCTGGGCACTCGACCTTAGCGTCGAGCACCGCTTTATGAAGTCCACCAACTCCTCGTTCGTCATGTTGTGGACTAGAGTTTCCTCCGCTATTAGTGCTTCCAGCGGCGCATCTATCCACGAAAACGAGCCTGTTAAAGATGTCTTCGAGGACTGGGAAGGGGTCACTGAGTCCTCCTTCAATGGGTTCGATATTATGTAGTCGTTTGAGTTCATCTACGAATTTCTTAAATAGGTTTGATAGGATTTTGTCTTGCATACCGGCGAGATAGAATCGACGGGTGACAAAGACGTAGTCTTGAGCATCGACACGAGCGAGGATACACTTGAGGCGACGCTCCTTTGGGTAGGGATTGTTAAACATAGCATATTATATCAGTACTAACGAGCCGTCAGGACGGTTAAGCCTTTCGACATTTTCACGGGTTGGGAGCAGAGTAAGATCGGGTGGACGCTGAATCATAATGGGTCCGACGAGGCGGCCACGGGAAAGTAGAACCTCAAATGCTGTGATGTCCTCAAGTTCGAGGGTGGTGAACCGTAACGTGCTGTCGCTCACCGACTCTGTGCCGGTGAGAACAGAATTAACCTTCTCAGAGGTACCAATATAGACCTGCTCGTCGTCGAACTTGAAAATGACCTCGGAATACCACCGCATCAAATCTTCGTGGCTAATATCGTCGTGCTCAATTGGATACCTGAATGTAAGACACCCACGCATCGCGTCACGTGCTCTTGAGACAACGGAGATCGGTGCCATGTTGATCGGTCGATAAACATAAGGTCTTGGATGTTGTCGATACGCCGAGATTAACATATCACGGTATTTCAACCACGCTGGTAACGACGCCCTCGGATTTCCTGCCAGGTTCCTTGGCTGTAGTCGGTCTAGTTTCATAGGTCTAATAATTTCAGTGCGAGTCGCAGAGCGTTCTTAGGTTTCGGCTTTTGTCGTTCAAGTAGTCGTTGTCTTGCTGCGTCGCCATAGCGACCCTCCAAAATGTAGTGCTTAATACGTCGATCTGTTAGAACTCGACCTGCCGGATTATCGTTCCAATATCCGCTACGCATCGGGTTTCGTAATCAACCGCAGTCGCAGTCGTAAACATGCATCATAACCTGCCAAGAAGTAATCCCATGGTCCTTTCGACCTCAGTATTCTTCGGTCAAGCTCCGCCTGAAACGCTACCTTGCAGTGCTCTTGTAACTTCTTAATTTCTTCGTCTGTTAAATCTCTAAGTGTCATGATAGGTTTTCCCCGCCGCGAGAGTCCCTCCGGCCAGAGGCGTTTTATTATCCGCCAATACCTTTTTGGGCTTGGTGCCCTCTCGCGCTTCGCCAGTTACAGTCGAGCATTCGTTTGCACAGCCCTTGGTGGAACCTCTAGCTCCCTTTTGCACCTCTGTAATCAACTCGGCCAGCACAGGCACGGGGAAAATATTTTTCATACTCTAAAGACATGACGAACACGAGGGGAGTAGTTCTCGCCTTCACGATATGCATACTTGGTGTCGCATCCCTCTAATCGTTTTTGATCGTTCATCATGTCTTTAGAATATGCACCGATATTTGGGCGTCGGTGCCAGCGTCCCGTCTTTCTGAAACCACTAACGCAGGTTGCATATAAGGACTAACCATGTCTCGTTTGGACCCTGTGGGAATCCAAATTCATAACTCAAGTTTTGCCTCCGCTTGTCGAATTGCGATGTTCTTTAAGTGTCGTTGCAACGCCTGAACTCCTCGTGCGAGTCCTTCCAACGTTGGCTTACCGTCAGGGCCACGTTGCACGGTATACCCTGGCACGTTATCCTCTATATACTCGGCACTCTTAACCTCCCTACCCTCGGCAATAAACTTGTTCGCTGCGTCTATTGCGGCTTGTGAAATCTTACCACCGCCTGACGTCTGGATCGACTGATAGAACGGCACCTCTCGCGCCTTCTTCATCAACGTCGATTCAATCTCTCGTCGTAAATCCTTGTGCTCGTCCCATAGTTGACCAAGGTATGCGATGTCCGTTGGCACGACGGGTTTGTCGTCCGTCCCATTGTTCTTCTTTGGAAACCTCTCAATGAAACTCTTTGCGGTTTCACGATAGAGTCTCGGTAGAAAGTTTCTTGCAACGCAGTCCGAGTTAAATCCGTCCAGCACGCCGCCGGTAATACCAACCATCTTATCGCCTTCTTCGTAATTCGACGGCACTGGATGCGTGACCGTCACGTTTCCATAAAGCACGTCCGTCTCACGTTCCTTCATCTGTATCTACTCCTTTAAGTGGAATACTAAATTCTTCTGGTTCGGGGACGAACATAGTTAGAAAATGACAAAGCGCAGCATACAAACAAAACCTATTCATCCATTTTTTTGTCAATGCTGCCTGTGCACCGTCGCTAAACACTTTGTGAAGACGACTGATCTCTAGTGCTAGCGACGGCTCAGGCATTGGTTTACAGTGTCAGACCACCTGCTGACGTCTTCTGGGACATTGCGGTGAATGATCCACCTTCGAGTGGTGGTGGAGTAAACGAACTCATGTTCTCACGCCGCTCATAATCGTGGGTTGAACCTTCTAGCCAGTTAAAAATGGCTGTTTCTATCTCGGTTGGAGTAGCCGAACGGGGATCACCACTAAGGTCTTTCAAGTTCAGTATCGAACCATACGCTTCTGCTATCCGAGGTTCATCGTCAACCTTGACACAGTATTTCATATTTTACCTCCGTTTTGATGGGTTGGCCTTTGAGCAACTTACCATCATCACGGAAATTTGCAAGATTGTATAATGTAACAATCCGCCGATTCCGTAATTTTCATTTAGCAGAGGATCACGGAGCAGAGAATTTGACCTCGCTAAATCCTTCAAAGGTTATCTTGACCTCCTTCCAGTTGTCCGAGAATGGACGGTTGATGTATACCGACTTAACGATTGGGTTCTTGATATCGTCGGCAACATCAAACCTCACGGAATGTGTGCAATCCTTGTTTTTCTTTAGTGTTATTGTTGTTGGTGTTGTTGTCATGGTTTTTGCTTCATTGAAACCAATATATATTGGCTTCATTCCTACTGCTCTGAGGGCTTCGTCTAAGTTTATTTCACCGTTCATGTGTTGAGATGGTAATGGTCCAAGTATGCTTCTCTCCGAACTACGCGAATGTCGTCCTCGTTCAACGGCACCTCGCCGTGGTCTTCGTAGAACGCTCTTTCCAACAAACCTCGTCGGGCGTTGTCGGACCTGGCGTATTCAAAGTGGTGGTAAAGTTGTGTGCTGGTCCCGATAAACCCGCAAGCGCACGCTTTAAGTGTTGGGTGTAGTTTTTTGATTTTCATTTAAATCACGCTCCGATCCACTGAACCAGTGACCGTCGTCAAAGACTATCATTATCATGCCATAACCGGCATGGACGACTTTTCCCCACCTGCCATCGCGTAACTGCACGCGGCTGCCGATGAGTTCCTTATGTTGATACCTATTTGATGGTGGTTTCGTTGTCATAGATTTATCGTCGGGTTGTGGCTGGTTGTGGAACGTAAGCAGGCCACCGATCGTACGTTACGGTTCGTGGTGGTAGCGATGGGTCACGCGAAACGCAACCGATCGATAGAAGAACCAAAACGAGAAGTATGGACTTCATCGTTAAACCTTTCCCGTTCCGTGACATTTTAGGCAGGTCACGCCAAAGTGTTTCATTTTGCCAGTGCCCTCGCACCAATCACAGGTTCGCTGGCCTTTAACCCACTGTTCTCGTTGCCATATCTGCAACGCCGCGCCACCGCGCGGACATCTAACGGTTTTATTTTTGGTCATATTCCTAACATCTCCAATGCTTTTTGTAAAACGCTCTTGCGTTTTGGTTTTGGTTTACTTTCCTTCTCTTTCGACGTTCGATAAAGCGGGCCGGGTGCGCCTGAATTTCCACCCCAATGAAAGTTCTTCACGTGCCCGATAAGGGCGTCACCGTTTGGCAATAGGAACCACGCTTGAACTCCATCGGTTGCGATGCATGTCATCGTTGGAAACACCTCAAAGAACCCATCAATCTCACCAGCTGTTGGTGTGGTAGGTCTCCACTTGTCAAACTCTTTTCTACCAATCCACAACCCATGCTTCGCTACCAATGCGATTAGTGCGTCGCGGTTCTGTCTATCCACCTCATCGCGCTCTATGGTTTCGAATTCGGTCATGACTTTGGTTTTCGTTTCCGCGCTGGTTCTAGCTTATAGGTTTTCTCTCCCACGACTGCGGGGATACCGGGCCAGAACTCGTAAAGGTAAATCCTTCTCTTGTCGCCAGAATTGTGTGTGATCGACGGGTTGATAATCTTCGCCAAACAATACGAGGCTTCGCCCGTTTTATTCTTTGGACCGATCTCGCCGACGACCGCTGGACATTCAACATTGGTTTCAAGGTTCGTGAGGCGCGCCTGACATCCCATCACGACTCCTTTGACCATCGAGCGAATCTGCGGTGGGATAACAATGTATTTATCCACGTCCGCATTGAGATACTTTCCACTATTGTAATATGCTGTTTTCGGTTGGTAATGCGGGTCGCCATAACTCGGTCCGCATCCATCATTACAAATATCCAGATTGCTCGTAAACCTTACAATCTCGTAATGGGTAGAAATGTCTGACTCATCGGATTCCCTGTGGTGAATCTCGACGCCGCCGATTGTTAATAACGTTTTCATTTTGGTGGGCACAACGTTAGGGAAAACTGGTGTTTTGCCTTCTCTTTTGCCAACTCCTCCTCAAGTCGCACAATTTCTACCTCTTGGGACTGGCAATAGAGTTCCAGCCGCTCCATACGAGCAAGCAAACCCTCCTTGCCACCCCAGAATCTAGTTAATTCTTCCACCTGTTTTTCAGTTCTTGGTGTGCTCATATATTAGTCATCCATTCATTCCATTTCCACACTAGCCTCCGCCACGCGTAGACTATCGTATATATTATGTTTTTCATAGTTTTAGTTCTTGATCCACTCGTAGGATGACTCAATCCATGAGTTCCATCCTTCGAAACGAAAGAGTGCCAGCGCCTTACCCGCATCGGCGAATGTTTCGTAGGTTTTGTGGCTGCGATGCCGTTCACCGTGCCACGTGTATATGATAGTATATATTCTTTTCATTTTAGGTTTCATTTTAGGTTTATTTCTTTTGCTCCGTAATCCGGTAGTTTGGGGGGTAGGTGAGTTATAGCCATCCCCTATGCCTCCTAGACGGAGCATGGCCTTCGGTGGCCTCATATCTCCTTATGGTATATAATTTTTTTTTTTTTTAACCAGAGGGGGAATAGGGGCGCGCCACCACGCCGATGCTCCGTCTATAGGGCATAGCCATATGCCATACCTTACCTACCCCCCAAGCTACCATTGGTAATCAATTCCTTTGCTCCGTAATAATTTGCCGATGCTCCGTAAAAGTTTGTTTTCGGCAGCGTTTTTACTAGCAGCGCGCTCGTCCCACGACCAATGTGGAACCTTGCGCGGTAATTCTGGTGCATCAAGACAAAACGGCAGCGAACCACGAGAAGTCTGACCTGCAAACCAACGACGCCTCGTAGAATTATATACGGTTTTTTGAATCATGAAATTAGATTACCATCCACCCGCTTTCGAGTGGATGGTGTATCTAACCTCGGCTTAGGCTTTTCTCAAACCCTTGAGAAACTCATGGCAAGCCTCGATCGCAACCTCATCGTTGCTGGCATCAAGTTCCACGCCCAACAGAGCCGAAAGGTTTTTCAATCCTTTCGCGCCACCAGCTTTGGCCTTTTCCCAAAGAACCGTGGCCTGCTTCCGGCTGGTAACCCCCTCCGATGCGATATGCTCGCTGACCGAAACGGAGAAATTTCCGTATTTAGCCAGCGCATCGGCGAACGCAGAGCGAATAGCTTCCGCGTTTTCCGGCGAGAATTCCAAGGTTTTCCGCTTGGCGTTGCTCTCACCGAATAGCGCCTTATATGCGGTAGTTGCGCCATCTCGTTGAACGATATACCGAATTCCCGCATCAATCGCCTCAACCTGCTTATCAGGATTTAATTCACCTTGAATAACTAGATCGAAGTTACCAGTTGTGAAATCAACTTTACTCATATTTCATTTACTCCTATTAGAAGCCTCTGAATTACGAGAGCGGCGTAATTGCCGCCTTATCGCTTTCAGAAACCTCTATGGAGCATCCGAGGTTTTCAACTGCAAAAACCTTTAATCTATCAAAGAACAAAACCCAATAGAAAAACTCTATATCCCTCTATCTATTATAGCACCGAGGTTCCTTCGCCCAGAGCGGTTAGGAGATTAGTCATACTCTACCTCGCCGCGATTTTCGCCGTTTTGAAATCGTGCCACTAAAAAGGCGCCAGTATAAAGAGCGATGTTCGGGGCAACAAAACTTTTGCCACGAGCGGCGAGGAATAAATGACAATGCGCACAGATCGCAGAGGCGAGGGTGATGGGTGGTGGGAGCGAGGGCAGATGGAAATGCATTAGTGGGGCGGATAGGCGGATTACGTTGCATTTCAGAATTTTAGCCCGTGAGGGTTAGGAGGGGAAGTATGTATAATGTAACGATTTGATGGGATGGTAAGGGGGAGGGAAATGTAACAATATACATATTTGCTTTTGTGTGACGTATCAGGATAATGCCGTGTGGACGAAGTATGTCTAGGTGGAGATGTTGTTACGCTTCCACCGATTCTAACGGCGGCACCATACACTGGGCCGCAACCAACCAAAGAACATGATCGGGTTGCGATCGTTTGGAGCGTAATTTCCATAGAAGGGGAGGAGACGGAAGATGGAAGCGAAGACTGAGGGGCCGCGTGGTGGGAATTTAGAGAACCCGAACCAGTGTCCGGAGCGACGGAGGAGTGAGTTTAAGGGGTCGGAGGTCAAGCTACATCGGTTTGAGAGGGATGATACAGCGTCGGCGGGGTTGAAGAATGAGAAAGCATGGCACCGAATGGCTGCGTACATGCTGTTGGCGGGTAGAACGAATAGTGAAATAGCGTTGGGTGCGGGAGTGACGCCGGGTGAGGTGTCAATTTTGAGGGCGCAACGGTGGTTTCAAGAGCTTCTCGCGGTACTTTCGAACGAAGAGGGCGGTGAAGTCCTCGGAGTTATTAAGGGTGAGGCATTGAAGTCGGTAGAAACGATCGTCAGCATTCGCGACGACGAGTTTGTTAAGCCTCCTACCCGACTTGCAGCAGCAACCACGCTGCTTGAACATGCGTCAGGGAAGCCGGTGCAGAAGGTCGTAACGGCACGATCACACAATTTCAACCTCTCGCCACACGACGAGATGGAACAACTCCAGAAAGAGTTGGAAGCGATAAGAAACCGAGAAGGATGAGATGATTACCGATACTGAACCAGGCGTTCCGAGTTGCACGAATGTTTTTAAACCCTTTACAATCTCCGCAAGTGCGGCTGAGACGACAGTGTGGACGCCGAAGACGGGGAAAAGGTTTAGGTTGGTGGGGTATTGGTTATATTCTGACACGGCGTGCTCGTTGATTTTTAGGGACAACACCGCCGGGACCATCATCTTACGGGACGGAGTCGCCGCTGCGAATAGATCGTTCACCGGACCGACGGGTAAGGGGATTCTGTCAGCCACGGCGGGTAATCTTCTCACGTTGCAGGCCAGCGTTGCTGCCACAATAAACGGTACCGTCTTCGGTAAAGAAGAGTAGCACATGCCAGTCCTCTCCGATACCACCCTTCGGTTTGCTCTCGACCAGTCGTTGCGGGCACCGATGCCAAACATTGGTACGGACCCAATAGCTACGATCTGGCAGGACGAGCCGATGATCGTTAACGCGTCGCTATTTAATGGTGATCCATCGGTATCGACGAACTTTGTATCTGACATTTCCAACATCTTAGCGGCGACCATAACGGTCCGTAAGTTCTCACCAAACGGGCCGCTGTTAATTCAGAAGACGATCACCCCGCCGACCGGGTTCGATAATACCACAACATATGCGACGTGGTCAGCCGGTACGAATCAGCACTTCTCCTTCCAACTATCCGCGACTGACACGAATCTAGCGGTACCTTCCGACGGAACGTTAGCAATTTTTGGTATAATCTCTCTCACGACCGGGTCTCTAACCAATCCTTCCTTCACCGTCGGGGTATTTGAGGGTTTTCTTGAGAGAGGTGGTAGTATTACTTCCTCGCCGCCGGGTGTGGCTTACGTCATTAGTTTGAACGGGGCATCGGGTGCGCTTGTCCTTAACACTCTCGCTGGGTATGGTATCACCGATGCGGTCAACACCACCGACCCAAGACTCTCCGACGCCCGCGCGGCAAAAGGAATACAGACTTCAACGCCTTTCCCTATCGACAACTCGGTTAACCCAACCGACCAACAGGAGTTGTTCTTCGATGGTCCGAGCCAAACGTGGAAGCTTCGGTCGTTGGGGGCTGGGTCTGTTATTAGCGTCGGTTTGGCGTTGCCTCCAAGCGTGTTTTCGGTTACAGGCTCACCGGTATTGACGACCGGTACCCTCACGGGTTCATTCGTCGTTCAGAATGTAAACCAAGTCTTTGCAGGTCCACCAACTGGAAGCACAGGAGTGCCGATGTTTCGTGCGCTCGTGGCTGCTGACATACCATCCGGTATTCCCGCGACGGCGACTGCTCTACAGACGTTGACGACTAAACCTATTGGAAACACCGTTGATCCAACCACTGGTCAGGTTTTAACCTTTACCGCTGGCGTATGGCAGCCAACCACAGTCATACCCACCGGAACGGGGTTCACCCACATAACTGGCGGTGTGCTAGATGCTGCGGCGAGAGCGGTTGATTTGTCGAGTGCCGACGCGACCGGAACTTTGGCCGCAGCCCGTGTGCCTGCGTTCACTGGCGACGTTACGAAC